TGGTCATCATCTTTGCCAAAGTCATCACGGCTCAGTCGTTCGTACAGAGCAGTGATTTTCTCGTTTTTTCTCATAACTTGCGCTCCTTTCTTCGGTTTTAGGTTGTGTGTTCTAAGAGACTTCCCAACCGCTTGATTAAGAAGTCTTTTAGAGCATACAACACCATTTGCCAATCCCTGCATAGAATACTGTCCCATTCTCCAGAATACTTTCGATGGCGAATTGATTTCCAGTTTTTTCTTTGCCGTTGCGATTGCATCGCTTGCCACTCTGCTTGCCGCCGAGATAACTGCAGATCTTCCGTCCGAAATTCCATTCGCAAGACCAATAGAAAGATTATATCCATATAACTGCGTCTTTGATGCCGTACATTGTGCTGCAAACACATTGATTGCTCCACTCGCTACACTTCTTGCTTCCGTTTTTACATTTGATTCTCCATTTTTCATCCCCTGGACAAGTCCAAGATCTACGTTTTTCCCAGATTCTCTTGTCTTTTTCGATGGTGACTGACATCCCAAGCCATTATTTACCGCTTCAACCGTCTTGACTCCCAGATCTTTACCGGCAGCATTTGCTTTTTCCTGTGCATTCTGCATTCCCTGAACCAATCCCATCACGGTATTTGTCCCACTTTCCTGCATAACAGATGTAAGACCATCCATTCCTCCTGCAATATTGGCAGCTCCAGACGTAAGTAGCTGCTGTCCCCATTCATTTGTCATTCCCTGAATGTCCACACTCTGGCTCCAAAGGTCATTCGCTTTTTTCAGTTCTTCATCTGTCATGGAATTGAACGCTGCAACATACCCGGATCCCTGTGGTCCCATCTCTGACAACTTCTGCAAAATGCCCTGGTTAATTCCTCGATCAGCAAGAGCGGACAGATTTTGTTCCCATGCAGTCACGCCGTCTACCTGGCTTTGCATGTTTGCCAGCAAGTTCTCGGTCGAAATCTGCGTACCGGCATCAAACTCCTCAAACATATCCATCTGGGACTTCAGCGCACTCTGTACATTTTCCTGCATAGTAAGAACACTGTTTGTCACATTCACCGCCAGTTCCTGTTGTGATACTGACAAATTCTGATATGCTTCCAGTTCTTGACCTGCCATTGTAATACTGACCGAAGATTGCTCTGTCGCCTCAGTCTTTGCGCTGGTATTATTCTTTGTGGCTGCCGTATTATTGTTTGTCTCTTCCGTCATATCGGAGAGATAACTCATATACGGTTCCATCTCGGCGTTTGCTTCTTTGATTGCATCATTTATCTCTTTTTGACTGTCCTTTGCCGTTTGCTTCGCATCATTGAGTTCCCGTTCATCGTCAGCCATCTGTCTTAACGCCTCTGTAACTGTAACTATATTCCCGTTATACTCAATCGTTGCTTCTGACTGATCCTGTGTGGCAGCGTAAAGTTCATCAACATTATCTGCACCTTTTTTCAGTGCCTCGCTATACTTCTCCTGTGCTTCTTTCGTTGCCTCTGTCTTTTCCCTGAGTACATCATTTACTTCTGACCGCTTCGCTTCGATCGCCGCAAGCTTTTCTCCAATTTCGGAAACTTTGTTCTCTGCATCTGCTTTTTCAACTTCTGCATCCACCAGCTTTTCCACGCTGTCTTTCATTTTTTCCTGCGCAACCTGAATTTTCTGCATTTCCAAAGCACTCTTTATGTAGTTCTTCATCTCTTCCGAACTCATGCTTAATTTTCCGGTTGTCTCGTCAATCGCAAGTGACATTTCCGGAAACATGGTATTCAGTTCCATGACAATCGTTTTCATCCGGCTTTGCTGTTCTGTCGTCTGATTGGATTGTCCGGCAAGCTTTACAAGCTCATCTGTCAGGTTATTCGCCAGTGTTCCGCTTGCATTTACCTCTTCCATGGAAGAAGTCATATTCTGAGTTGCTTGTTTCAAGGCTTCGCTTGTTTCCGATGCTTTGTCCTTCAGCTCGGAAGTGGACTGTATCAGCTCGTCCGTTTCACTGGTCGCATCCCCCATTTTGGATGCCAACACAGCCGTTACTCCGATCAGCGCCGTTACTCCTGCCACAACCAGTATTGCCGGATTCGCAGCCAATACTGCATTAAATCCTGCCTGCGCTACAGTTGCCCCTTCTGTTGCTGCTGTCTGCGCCACGGTTGCCGCTGTCTGCGTTGCTGTAGCTGCCGCCTGTGCTTCCTGCGCCACAGTAGATGCTGCTTCTGCCGTTGTCGCTGCAGTTCGTATTCCAATCAGTTCCGCCGCCTTTTTTCCGAAATCAACCAGCGAGACCCCGGCATCTTTTACTTCAGAAATAAACTTTTTGCTCTTATTTACAACAAAAATACCACCGATTGCAGTTCCCGCAAGCTCTGCCACCGGAACAATCGTTTCAAGATTGTCTGCAACCAGTTTAATTCCTTTTTGTGCCATTGGAAGATATTTCACAAGTAATGGCTGTACAACATCCGCTTGCACCGTCCTTCCAAGAACCTTCCACTGGTTTGTGATACTGTCATACTTGATGTCCTTTACCTTTTCCATGGTTCCCTGGACATTTTTATAGGAATTATTTACGTTGTTCAGAGAAGTAATTACCTTCATGGCATTATCTTCTCCCAGCGCACTCCAGGTATCGCTTGCCAGTGTCAGTGCTTCCTGCTCATTCTTCATGCTTGCCAGATCAGAAATCACCGACTGGAACACTTCTTTTGTAGTTGCACTGCCATCATGCCACTTTTTAACAAGATCCTGTGTGCCGGCAGAAAATGATTTGATGTGATCATCTATTCTTCCGTCAGCAAGACTGTTTCCGAATTCCTTGACGTAGTCATTTACTTTATCCAGATTATATGCTCCGGAGTTTAAACCGTTTTCAAGGATTGCAAACATCTCTTCCGCTGAAAATCCAGCCTGCGCCCACAGAGAAGAATATTCCGTAAGATTATCCGCAAGTTCTCCGGATTTATTTAACCCGTTTTGAGCTCCTTTTGCCATCAAATCGAATGCAGTCTTACCATCGATCCCCATATTTGTCACCAGTGCATCTGCGCCTCTGATTGATTCGCTCAGATCCATCCCAAATACGTCTTCCAATGCCATTCCGTTCTCTGCAAGCTCTTTGATTTTTGTCGGATCTGTCTCATTCGTATACTGCTTCACCAACGCCATTGCACTTGCGGCTTCATCAATCGCATCTCCGTAACCACCTTTATACAGATTCTGCATTTCCTGTGAATAAGCTGCAGTTTCTCTTGCTGTTGCCCCTGTACTTGCCTGGAGTTTCTGCTGTGCATCTTGAAGCTCCAGCGTCCCCTGCACCGCATCTTTGAACACATTCGTTGCGAGACTTTTTCCGGCGTCTACCATTGTATTGATCAAGTTTGCCTTAATAATTTTCCCGGTACTGGTAATCTTTTCCGCAACATCATCTGTCTGTTTTCCAAACTTGTCAATACTTTTGGCGCACCCGTCTGTTGCTTTTTCTGCCTCTTCCAGATAGGCCGTATTCTCATTTACCGCTCTCGTTGCCTTGATTGTCTGTGCCTGTGCATTATTTAACTGCTTCTGCCAGTCCTCCACTCTGTTTCCGGCTCTTTGGTAGGTGGCTTCACCTTTTTCCACCTTTTCCGTTAATTCACTGACTGCTTCCTGCTGCCGTGATAACGCTTCTTCTGAAACATCCGAAGACTGTTTCATTTCATCCAGTGTGCTTTGTGCCTGTTCCAGCTTTGTGCGGTACTCCTGAAGTTCTGTTCCAACACGTGCATAATCTTCCTGTGCATGTGTCAAACCTTTCCTTACTGCCTCCTCTTTTTCTACCTGCTTATCTAGCGTCCTTGTCAGGACCTCATTCTTCTTACGCAATGTATCAACCGAGTTTGCATTTCCCGCCGTTTCCGCTTCTACAAGCTTCATTTCCGATTTCATTGTAGACAGGCTTTTATTGCACTGTGTCACCGCTGATCTGAATTCTTTTTCGCCATCGAGCGTAATGTATGCGCCCACTTTTTTCTTTGCCATTTCTTCTCTCCAAACCGGCATAAAAAAACCGCCTTCTCAGGCGGTTTTCATGCATCATCTACCAAAATCTTTTGCTATGCTTTCTTCTATGTATTTGTTCAATTCTTCTTTGACTTTTCGCTTTTCGCATAAATGCCGTCCCTTAATTCCCGGTGATGCAAATTCATCCAGTTTGAAATAAATATGCCGTGGGATATAAATAATCAGAGCCGTTATAAGCGGAAGCGCCAGGCAGAACAGTTTTCCTGTTGTGGCGAACTCAAAAAGAGAGACTGCCGTAACAGACAGGAGCGCTGTCGCAATATAAATATGCCGTTTTGCATAAAATACAAGTATTCTATATATCACCCATGCATATATCTTAACTTTCTGCATTTCCAGTCCTCCTCTTCTTTCTACATCATACCACATTTTTCTTTACAAATCCATCATTGAAGCAATTTTCTGCTGCTCAAAAACCTGTCTTCTCATCGTAATATTATGCATTTTCTTGAATTCTTCAAAAAGATCGCACCATTTACCGAAATACATATGTGCAACCTCTTTTTCCGTATATCCAATCCGCATCCCAATAAGTACCACCCACGCAAAGTTTATCGGTTCTGGTTCTCCGCCTTCCCCTGCGTGGTTGTCGCGTTTTTTCTCTCAAAACATCTTGAGAATTCCTGATGCAAGATTGTAGATAATTCTCTTGGGTTGAAATCAATCTGCCGGATCAGTGTTCGATCACTGATTTCCGGAATCTCCTCTTTGTTTTCTTCCCGTTTGATTGCGAGTCCCTCCTGAATGAACCATACCGCTGCCTCGTTGATAATCTTGATATCCGGCATCTTGTAATGTCCAACAAGAAGTCCGTCTTCATTTCTGACTTCTTCACCGTATTCATCCAGCTCCGGTACGAATCCATTCAGCATATTTTCATATTTTCCAAGATCCTCATACTTGTCCTGGATCTTTTCCAGGACAAGATTGTCACATTTCATAGGGTATTCTTTTCCAGATAATACGATCATATTCATTTCTTCAAACATTTTCCTGCCTCCGATTATTCTGTTACTCCAAACATCGTATTGATCCATTTCAGCGCATCTTCTTCTGAGCTGCAAGCCTCTGTTTCTTTCCATGATCCGTCATCCAGTCCAAGCGCTCTTCCCGAAATAGACGGTGTTTTATATTCAATAGAATCTCCTTTGGTTGAATAATCTTCTGACGGTTCCGTAAATTTTGCTTTTTTCAGAAAATTTCCAATAAAACTTCTGACTCCATCCACTTTTTCAACAGACACCCATGCCATTCCAACATAGTTCGCCTGGTCATCTACATTGAATTTTACATTTTTCTTTTCAGTACCAACCGTATGTCCAAACATTTTTTCGTGTGCTTCGATTGGAAGTGTACTGGTATTCAGTGTTACTTCCGCATAAGTAAACTCTTTGTCGTATTCCGCCTGCTTATCATCCGCATTTAGACTGCCTTCTGCATAATTCGGGTTTACCTGCAGTCCAATCGCCTTTCCGCAGGCAAAAGGCTTATCGTATTTTCCACTTTCTAACAATTTTGCAATAATTGGTTTTCTAAGTCCTACATATGCCATTTTATTCTTCCTTTCCGATTCCTGCCATTTCTTCCAGCCAGGAATCCGCTTCTTGCATTGTGTTAAATATTTCTTTTTTTCTCCATTGTCCGCCGTATGCTGGCACCGCTTTTCCTGATGCCTGCATTGTCACATACTTTAGTGCTTCTCCCCTTGTCTCTATGTCCTGTTCATCCTCTGTCAGCCGAACTTTATAGAGCCAGACTGCCACATAGTACGTTTTCCCATTACGCTTTTCTCTCACTCTGACTCCCAGACCAATGTATTCAGACAAATCTGTTTCATTCGATGCAGAACCAGTCTCTGATACTTCGAGTCCGAAAACTTCTTTTTCGGCCGTCTGGGTAATCTCCGAAGTTTCCAGCGTTACGGATGCATACGCAAACATTTCTTCCTCGTCTTCTGAATTGATGTCCCCGTATTCGCTAACATCTTCATATTTTGGATCAATTCTTATCCTTACAGCTGATCCATATCGAAATCCGTTTGAATACTGGATTCCATTTTCCGTCTCACTGTATTTCGCGCCGACAACGTGTGCCAATCCTGTATAAGCCATCAGTCTTCCTCCTCAATATAGCAAGAAAAGCACAAATGGTAATATTTTGTTTCTTTCTCGTATATGGAATCTATATCAGTCACCGTAAATCCTGCTTTTCGCAATAATTTACGAATCGTTTTTCTGTCATCCATATAGTCTTCCCGGGTATATAAATGGATCTGCATGTGCAATGTCCATTCCTGGTCTTCATCATCAGCAAAACATTCCGCTGAATCAATTTCCGGATTATATACGATATATTTCCCTGGCGGGGATTCATAAGGACAGCACAGTGGCCAGATATTCTCTGTGATTACTCCCAGTGTGTTCTCTATTTTCTGATTTACATTCACGGTCCTGTCACCTCGTCAAACTTCCTCTGCATTGCTTCCAGACATTCTCCTTCTGCATTCTGTACTGCTTTGGAAATAACTGGTCTTGCCTGCTGCTTTGTTGTTCCATAATTGAGATATGCCAGTTTCTCATTCCGGCGAACACCTTTTTTGTCTTTTCCGCTCGCTGTGATCGTTACATAATGGCCTCGTTCATTCTTTTCCGGTTTCCTTGATTTGATTGATCCGGCAAGATCTCCCGTTGCATACCCTCTGTTTGCCTCTGCCTGCACCTGACCTTTCAATTCTCTTTCCAGAATCGGTGCCGCCGTCTCCAACATATCCGGCGCATACTCATCTAATTTACCAAGCCGGTCCAGTTCTTTCGCAAAATCATCAAATCCTATCGCCTGAAATCCCATCTTAACCACACGTTATTTCTACGAAAGATTTTCCTTTTTTGTAAGCACGGATAATGTCGTACTCTGCCTCTTCGTAGATCACCTTTCTTGCGTATTCTGGTTTTCCATCTTCTCCTGGATGTCTGCTTGCTTCCCAGTCATCTGTCCTGAGTTTCAGTATAATGCGGGCATTTACTCCTGCCCGCATAGATTCATATGCTTCCGCTCTGGTTACGGATTTTTCCATTGCATATACTTCAACAGAACATCTTTTTCTTTCCGGGAAACCATTTTCATTTTTACAGATTTTCTCCCAGATCAGTTCCGCCGTTTCCATTTTTCTTCTCCTTTGCATAATCCCCGGAAAGTGCCATGGAATCCCTCAGTTTTTCAAAGGCTGTCTGGAAGCGCTCTGTATTTTCATCATATCCGAAATTTGCTTTGCAATACAGAACCATTGCCTGATAGTACAGCGCATCCGTTGCCGGATCGCCGTACACACCAGTGTTTTCCAATTCCTTTACACACGCCAGTGCCAGTTCATTGATTTCTTCATCATTCCTGGTCCCGACACGTTTTTTCAGCCTCTCAATTATCCTTCCATCCATCTTAAGCCGCTTTCTTCTTCATGACTACAAGCGAATTCAGTTCCAGAGATTTTCCATCGCAGATCATAACCGCCTTTGTAATCTCATCTTCTGTATCATTGTCCTCATACTTTTTAACAGTCATTGCATAATTCGTATTGAACATATAATCAGACCAGTCATACAGGAATGCCACTGTAGTATCCGCTTCCGTTGCAGCTCCATAGCTATCCATATAGTCATTGAGCACGACTTTTCTTCCAAGAAGTGTGCGCTCCGGTTTTCCGTCAATTCCCTGGTTTACTCTTGCGATTGGCTGTCCGTTCGCATCCACTTCTCCGACAAATGCCATGAAGGTCTTTTTCGTCATATTCCAGACCGCACCATTTTCATACGCGAGCGGAAGTGCGGCTTCTGCTTCAACAAGTTTCTTGTATAAAGAATCTTTATCACCAACTTCGATGCTCTGTCCTTCCGGAGCTGTTTCATTTAAAATTCCTTTCGGTTTTCCTTCTCCATCTCCATTTACAATCGCTTCCTCCTGTGCTTTCACCATGGCTTCCGCAATGCTGTTTACAAATACAGTTTCAAATACAGTAAGCGACATGGTTACTGCTTCCAGTGTCATTGAAATTGCACATCTCAGCTTGAAACCTCTTATATCAATGTAGCCGGTTGTCTTTTTCTGTTTTTCACTTGTTCCACCTTCTGCAACCCATGTTGCAACCGGTTTTACGCTTGAAGCTGGAATTCTTGCGCCTGGTGCAAAAGTGGTCTTCGTAACCAGTGGAAGAATCATACCGATTGATTCCATTTTTTCAATAATACGGCTAATCAGAACCGGTGCAATGACAGAACCGATATCTCCCGTTTTAGTCGGTCCGGCTTCATTTTTGAACTTCTCCGGAATCTTTGTTCCATTGACTACATAATTCATGAAGGCAATTCGATATTCCTGAGAGTTATAAATATTTTCCGGTTCTGAAACTTTTGCTCCAAAATCAGCCTTGCTGCCATTCTGTTCAAATACATTTAACGGTTTCGGTTCTTCATTCAGTGCTTTGAAATTCGCCTGTGCCTGCGCAATCGCATCCCATTTCTCATCCAGATCCTTTACTTCATCCATTTTAGAATCTGCTTCCTTGATCTTCCCTTCATTGATCAGACCTTCCGCTTCATCCATCAGTTTTTTTCTCATCGCTTCATACTGCTTTTTGTTCATCTTTTTTCTCCCTTCAATTTTAAAAGTTTTAACTTCTGCAGTGCCACTTTATCCGGAACTTCCTCTCCGGATTCCATCATTTTTCTTGCCGCATTCATCTTTGTCTGATCCGGCAATTTGAACATAGGTCCTGCCACAAGCTGTAAGTTTGTTTCCTTTTCTTCAAACATAACCTTATCAATCAGTTTCTTTTCTTTCGCCTGATCTGCAGTCAGCCAGGTTTCATGCTCCATCATTTCGAGTGCCTCTTCCTGGCTCATTCCGCTCTTGGCAACATACGCTGTACTCAACGCATTGTCTGCTGTTCGCAGTGTTTCCGCCATATGTTCCATATCGCTGTGATTTCCTTCTGTGCCCGAAGAAACACAATGTACCATCATCAGTGCTGTCGGGGACATTTCACAATATCCTGCCATTGCCACAATCGATGCAGCACTGCAAGCCTGACCGGTAATATAGATTTTCACATCTGCCGCACACTGCCTAAGCATAGTGTAGATTTCAGATCCTACATCAATGATTCCTCCTGGAGAATTTATCATGACCTCCACTTCGTCACCCGGCTGAACATTTTTCAGCACATCTGTTACATCTTTCGGAGCTGTGCTGTCCGCGCCGAACCAGTCATAATACCACTTATAATCGTTCGGGATCATAACGCCTTTAATATCAATCCTGTATTTCATTCTTCTTATCGCCTCCTTCCGCAGAATCAAGTAATCTTGTTATAATTTCCGCAGTGACCATGTAATTTTTACTGTCCATTTTTCCCAAAGCTTCTTTCACCAGATTCACAACCTGCGTATCCAGTCTTCGTATCGGTTCGTCGCCACCCGGAATCGGAGCCATATTCAGCGTTGCTCTCCATTCATTCGGAAGCATTGCACCTCTGTCAACCATTGCTTGGAATGCCAGTTTTGTTGTAAGGCTTGCGCAGGAAAGATTGTTTGCTTCAAATTCGATTCGGTTTCCGAACCCCCGTTCCTTTCTGGTAAAGATTCCGGTTGTATAGGTCTGGTGCATCTGAACAACTTCCGGTTCTATCTCCGCTTCGTAATACGCATTCCATTCATCCTCGTTATAATCACTCTGGACAATTTTCTTGTTGGTATTGAAAAATGAATAGATTCTTTCGATTGTGCGATCCGTCTGTGCTGCATTTGGAACGTAATCTTTTGGTTCAATTCGCTCCACCTTTGCCTTCGCATCCACGCCAGCCGCCCCGAACGTATCCGTTTCAACAGCCAGATAATTTTCAACGAACTTCTCAACATTTCTCTTGATGTCCTCTTCCCTCATTGATGAACTGTAAGTCAGAAGCCACCGTATGATCCCGCTGTTCTTGATTGCGCGGATCATCCCTTTGTCAATCGTGCCGATCACATTCATCATCTGCGTAAGTGCCGGCGCAGGACTGTCTCCGAAAATATCATCTTCGTTGTAATCGTGGCGCAAATGGATGATATCTGCATACCGAAATGTCCCACTTTTCCCATTACGATACAAAAATTTCAGGAACAATTCACCCGAGCTGTCATACTTTGCTTCGGCAGACACACACGGGACTGGATACAACTGCACCGGTTTCTCGTTCTCATCCCGTACGATCAATATGAATGCATTATTATTCAAACATAACTGTGTAGCAACCTTTTCCTGCATCTGCTGTGCCGTCATATACGGGTTTGGTTCGGAAAGTAAAAATCTGATGTTCGCTTCCGTGTTTACCTTGATCCCGCCTTTCGGATCATCTCGGATATGTTTTCCAACCAGCTTTCCGATCGCTTTCACTTTCGGACGGATGCAGGCTCTTACAATATCACTTTCATATAACTTTCCATCCCACGCATAGTAATAATCACCTGTCATGGTAATCATCTTGATCATGTTATGCTCTGTTGCTTTTTCGTCTGTCTTTGTTGGTTCTCTTTTCCAAAATGGTTTCATGTTACCTCCACAAAAATAAGAGCCTCCTGGCTCTCTAAATCAATGACATATATTCATTTATGTTATCCTGCATCACTACATAGGCATCCAACAACGCCGCTGTTCCATCAATCCTTCTTCTTGGACTGCTTGTTTTGATCGGCTGTATGTTATCGTTTCTGTCAATATCTACTGCCGTATTGCACAAACACCATTTATCAACCGGATTGTTGTTATACACGATCAGCTTTCTTTCCAGATCAGCTCCAAGACACTTCATCGGCTGCGATAAAGTCTTTTTTCCCTGAATCACCGGTATCATTGCTGATTTTCCGAAATAGTCCTGCATATCTTCCACAAAATATTTTGCACTCCATGCATCATAGCCGAACATATTCAAATAAATATCTTGCTTTTCCTGTATTTCTACAAACCATGCTTTTACATCTCTGTAGGAAATCTTGTTTCCTGGACACGTCCGCACATATCCTTTTTCTATCCAGATATCGTATGGTACTTTGTCCTCTGTCACATGTTTGTCTACCAGTTCTTCTGGAATCCAGTACATGGAAATTACATAAATATGTTCATCATTCGGAACTTTAAACAATACTTTCGCTGCTGTTAAATCCGTTGTAGACGACAGATCGACTCCGCCGATTCCATATCTCGGCTTTAACACTTCCAGATCGTACTTTTCCGGATTATTCGCCTGTTCAAATGTGAGCCATGCCTCTGATGAAGTTTCCCTGATGTTGAACTCTTTACAAAGCAGATTTTTAACCATGATCGGATTTTTCTTGGCTTTTTCCACCTTGTCTTTCAAAGTTTTGGCATTCTTGATCGTTCCAAGTCCCGGATTTGCTTTCATCCAGCATTCTTCCTGCGTCCACTCTTTCCGATTGTCCAATTCATAAATAAATGCAATCAGATGTTCGTCTTTGTAGCCATCTGGATCAAAATATCCATTGATCACATTCTCTGCCTCTTCATACTTTTGATCATAGATATCTTCCCGGATAGTTCCGGCTGTTGAAGTAATGCTGATCAGCGGCTGTTCCCTCGCTGTGATTCCATCCGCCATGATATCATACAAGGCTTTCCCCTGTTTCCACTGGTGGATCTCGTCCATTAGAACACAATGGATATTAAGACCATCCAGAGTATCACTATCTGAAGCCAAAGGTTTGAATACACCATCATTGAACTCTGTCGTAAGTTCTGCCACCAGAGGTTTCACTCTTCTCAGAAGTGATGGTGATTTCTTTACCATTCTTTTTGATTCCAACCAGATAATCTTACTCTGATCTTTCTTAGTGGCAACCGCATATACTTCCGGTCCCATTTCTCCATCAGCAGTAAGCATATAAAGACCAACTACAGATGCCAGAAGAGATTTTCCGTTTTTCTTTCCCACAATCAAGATCGATTCCCGGTATTTCCGATTGCCCTCAATATCAATAAATCCAAACACTGTTGCGAGATAAGCTTTTTCCCACAATTCAAGCAAAACTCTTTTCCCACCAAATTTTCCTTTGGAATGTCTGCAATAATTTTCAGCAAACTCGATCACATGATTTGCTCGCTTAGGACTGTAATAATATTCTCCTGGGTTTTGAATATCATAAACAACTTTCTTGTAAGTCCGATACACCTTATTCGATACAATAATTTCTTTGTTCTGGATCTTTTCCCAGTATTCCAGAATCGGATTGTATTCCTCATGGTATCTAATCATCCCTGCCATTTACAAAATCCTCGAATCCATCATTTGTCTTGGTCGCCACCTGCTCTTTCGGTACCAAATCCGTCAGCTGCTTTATGACAGCCATATAGTTTTTGATCATTGTATTATATATTTCAACTTCTGCAGACTTCTTGACGCCTTTCTGGTTCGCACCATTCTGGTATTCTTCTGTGTAACCTTTTTCGGCAATCTTTTGTCGCAATTCATGTAGAGAAGCACCCATGAAAGCAGCCTCTTCTACGAGATTTTCTGTTGCTTTTTTTGTTTTTTCATCAAGCTTTTTATAGATTCCGCCAAGTTTTCTTTTCTCGGCCGCAATAATCTGTTCTTTGGTTTTCCCCTCGTATTTCGCCACTTTTCCCGGTTTCTCCTTCCTTTTTTCGTTTATTTTTTTCACCATTACCTACACCCCCTCACGCGCGCGACCTGCGTGTTGCATGGAGGTAGGACTGTGGTCAGCCGTGATTTTTTACAAATTATTTTTCAGGGGGGAGTACGACCATTTCCCCCTCGCTATCAAATTCATATTTCACAAGACCGTCCGCCGGTCCATCTTTCATATTTTCTTTTTGATGGCAGATATGGCAGTCATACTTTAGATTATTAAATCCTAACGCAATGTCCAAGTCACTGATGTTGTCCGGCGTCAGTTCTATCTTGTGATGTACGATGTATCCTGGTACTTCATGACAGGTCTCACACATTCCGCCGTCAATCGATATTCTCTTTGCTATGTATGCTCTTCTACAATCCTTCCATCTCTTTGAATTGTAGAACGCTCTTGCAAATTCTTTTGCCATTCATCTCTACCTTCTATTCATTACAGTTGCAAGCTCACCAAAAAGGCTTGATAATTCCAAGCAGTCTTCTTTTGTGAGTTGGTGAGAAAAATAATCATCACACTGTTCATTCAGATAAACTGCATTGTTTTCAAAGCATATTGAAAATATTCTATCTTCTTTCATCTTGTCCAATAGGCATTTATGTTTATCAATTATCTCTTCTCTATCCATGGTTTCTTTCCTCTGACGGTTTCTGTATCTGTAATAAGGAGTTCTAAAAAAGTAATTGCAACAAACAAATGTACTGACGTATGAATAAATTCTTTCCAGAGTAAACCGCCAAACCTCTTTCCAGAATTTACGGCAAAGAAAAAGGCAACAATCTTTCGACTGCTACCCCGTTTCAATTCTTTACCTGCATATACTATATCACAGGTTGAGTGTCGCATTCTATCGCATATTTAAATTTTTTCAATGCATCTGAATGCTTTTTATGCACATACTGCCAGCAATACCCGGTTCTTGCACAGATTTCTTTCCATCTCATAAGATCTATGTAATGATAAGTCAGGATATCTTTCTCTGTCTCGTCTTCCATCTGCTCAATTCTTTCCCTGATTTCAGTCCGGATCCTAACTCTTTTCTTTCTCTGTTCCACCAGTTTCCGTTCCTGTTCGTCCACTTCTGCTGCATAATCCGACAGATCAGAAAGGTTGCTGCTTTTTGGCAGTCCATCTGCTGCCAGTGCTCCCGGAAGCATCCTATCCAGCTTTAAGCGTTCCAGCTCTTCCTCGATCCGCTTCTCCTGGCGTAATGCTTTGCCGTACTGTTTCAGGTATTCCTTTTTCTTCTCGTTCTCTTCTTTCACTGTTTCCATCGGTATACCCTCCCTGTCTTCCTGTCTCTTAATACTAAGACCTCGAATCCAAGCAGACTTGCTATATCCTTTAATGCTTTATGTGCTTCCTTTACGTGATGTGGGATGCGGCTTGCATCCTGGATGGCTTTGCCTGCTGTCGTATCACGATATCCTTCCTGGTTTTTATACAATGTTTCATCACCTTCTCTGCTACTCTATCATTGCCGGAATGAACAGCGCCCATAAGCACCACGCTGATCCCGTCCATTTCATTGCAATAATTACTGCAACTGTTGTAATTATCCATGCAAGTGTCTTTGTATATTTATCTTCCATTATCCCTTATACCTTTCCGGAATCGGCATCCACGCCACAACCTTATACGGTTCTCCCTGTTCATCGAACCAGACACCTGTCTGGGAATAATACAATGTTGTTGCCTTATCTGCTCCCTCGATCGTAACCAGAAACTCCGCTGCATATGCACTTCTGACATATGATTCTATGAACTCCCGTTGATCTGGGAGTCTTTCTGTTGTTGGAATCCATCCGTTACTCATTATTCTCTGCCTTTCTTCATGAAATCTTTGTAAATAATAGTGCTTCTTTGATCTTTCTGTTGTTCTGGCTTGTCATGGATATTTCCTACTACTTCAGCATCAACCATTTTTATCCAGTACCCCAGATCTTTTCTAAAATCTCTTTTCTCGTCCCAGTCTACATAAAATCCAACATGGCAAGTCGTTGTACTGTCAAAGCAACTCTGATATTCGCCAAATTTTACAGGAGCATAATAATCACCATAATGGTATTTAATAATGTCGTTCTCCCATATTTTCCTTCCCTTCTTGTCTGTAAGTCCGGTGTATTGACAGATTGTATCTGGATCAATCATGTATTCATAAGTCCCATCGTTTATGTAATCTTTACCAGAAAGAAATCCCTCTACCCATTTGCCCTCCATCCATTCATTTTCCAGTAGCGCATGGATATGCTTTGCCTTAAATAATATTTCTCTTTTCATCTGTGCTTCCGCCTTTCTTTCATGTGCTTCAGAATTTCTTTTTTTATCATCTTGGCGTATTTTGGATGATCGCATCCAAACATAATGCATCCGTTATACTCTGTGCCATTGCCCGGATCGTCATGATCTACACTCAACTTGCAATTTTCCGGACAGCACTCGCTAACATCATGTTCTTTGCAATATTCTCCCATTGCCAGTAAGAAGTCTTCGATCTTAACTTTCATCCAATCCACCTCTTTTCACGATTTCAATCGCTTTATCCAGTGCAAGCTCTTCTCCTTTTTCTCCGGCAACACAATCTCCGTAATACCGGCAGTTTACACAGTTTTCGTCGTTGCACGCACCGTCCAGTTTTAACTGTTCTAGCTCTACCTTAACTACATCCGGCTTGTATGCTGTTGGTGCATGATTCAGCATATTAACAACATCCACCTTCGAAAAAACAAGCTCTCCCGGATGCCGTAAATGTTCCGGGTCAATAAATTCTATCAGTACATCTGCATCTATTAACCTCATCTTCTCACTCTCCCTTATATGGCTCTGGCAATGGCATCCATGCTATTACATCCAAAATTCGCCACCCATCCGTGAAATTGATTCCATTCCAAAATGCTCTAAACGGATATACTTTGTCTTGGTCGCTACTTCCGTATTTTGTCGTTACCAAATACACTTCAAGACATTTTCCATCAAACACCGGATTTTCTTTTGGCTCTTCCGGTATCCGTTCACTGCATGGAATCCAGTCACTTTCTCTTTCTACTAATTCAAAATATTTTTCTCTATATCCAAGAGCAACGTCCAAATAATAAGAACTATACCCAATGTGATAGCATTTATCACCCACTTCTCTATACTTATTTTCGTAATATGGCTTGTCTCCGTGCATAGTCACTATAGTATCAATGCTCTCTACCTTTATCTTTTCCTGTTCTTTATTTTCCGTTGGTGCATATGTATTATCCATGCTATTCTCCTTTCTCGTACGGTTTCGGTAACGGCATCCATGCAACAATTGTTTTTGCCGTGTGTTCATAGATTCCTTGAAAGATTCCATTTCCCCAATATCTCATCTCTGTTACTGTTCCGCTGTAAAAGCATACAATTACATCCGTATTATCCTCCGGCATCTTCTCACTGCATGGAATCCACTGTGTTTCTTTTAGTGCATGTATCCCCATTTCAATGGCTTCTACTGTTTCCTCAGTCCAGCCCCATTCAAGATGTTTCACCAATCTATCTATTGCTTGTTGATTATTCATCTTCAGCCTCCTCTTCTTTTGGAAATTGAAAAATAAAAGTTTCAGAGATTTGATCTCTTACCTTTCCCTCTTTTCGTCTTGTATTTTGCATAAATCTTTTCGCCTCTTCTGCCTTTATATAATTTTCTTATTGCCGATCCAAGTCCATTTTCCATATCCTCGGCAGTCTGCTCCCATGTACCTTCTGCTTCTCCCAACAGTTCAACTGAATCAGATACATAATCAATCAGCTTTTCAATCTCCAAATCTGTGAAATAAATACTCCGTCCCATTTGCTTTACCACCCCATATCATTACGGTATCCAATTGCACTTGGATTTACCATGTATGATCGTTTCAGTTCTGATTCATCCAATTGACATTTCAGCCGGCTTACTTTTTTCTTTAATTTCCGGTTTTCTTTTAATACTGCCATGAGTTTACAACTATCTTGTCGATCACACTTTGTATCTTCAGAGTAGTTTTCGCACATCAGGCATACTTCTTTTTCAGTCATTACTACCGCCTTTCTTGTATGGCTTCGGAAATGGCATCCATGCTTTCATGTCTTTCCAATCGTTTCCGCTCTCCAAACAATGCCCTACAATGTCAATGCAGTTTTCATCGGTCCATACTCTTTTTCCGTCTGTTACTATGATTTCTTCTCCATCTTCCGGCATTGGACAGTCCAGATAATAGGCTATGTCTTCCGGAATTCCTTCCTCTTCCCGTTCGGCATCCAATATCACATGCCATTTCACCGGAATCCATTTCGAGATCATTCCAGTCTCTTCTAAATCCTCATATTCTGCCAGCTTATTACAGCACGCCTGGTGTCCGTTTTTTCTCAAATCCATTCTTGGTATAGCGTGTCGGTCTTCTCCTTCGCCAATCCATTCTGTCAATCTATCCATTGTTACCCCTTCCTGCGCCATGATTCCACGCCTTCCATTCCTTCTTTACTGGTCAACTGCTGCCACTCCCAGTTTATATACGATCTCACTATTCCTTTCTGGTTTCTGACCTGCACATGATGCGGATAGATTCCAAGAATCGTGACTTTTTCCGTGGCGAGTCTGGTTTTACCTCCCTTCTGGGAGATCCTGCGCCTTAACTGTACTTTATCTCCAACTTTCATTTTTTTGTTCCTTTCCGTCTTACTTTGCGCATTTTCTTGCTTACCGGATATATGAATGCCCGCATGTTGCCGGGTTTAGTCGTCTTCCTCTTCAATTTTCTTTTCCTCCCGGTTCTCTAAAATGATTCCATTTGCATTTATGTCTCCGTCCGCTTTTACCAGAATGTATTTCTCCCCGTTAATCACTTCTAAGGTAACGAGGTCTGTTCTGTCTGCGCTTACTGATACATGTGCATCCGGAAGACCAATTTCAAAGGTTTTCGTGCTTACTGTGTTGTCCGCATCAATTTCGGCCGCATCACAGTCTTTTGTCCTTTCTGCTGCCAGTTCCGGATCTATCCCGATGCTTTTTAATACGTTTTCCAGCTCCGCGCCTTTTAATATCCTGTTGTTGGATTCTGCTTTTATTTCACGGATTCTGCCAAGGTAATGATAAATATCTTTTGCCTGTTCCAGGCTTACTTTTCCATCTGCTGCATTTAACCCTTCCCAAAAAGCTTCTTTCTGCTCTTTTGGTGTGGATGGCATCCCGCATTGGAGTGTCTGCGTGATCAGACCTGCGTCCGGTTTATCCGGAACTTTGCTGTAGTACCAGATATGTTCCGGATCTTCGTGGCGGTCTGTAAATGCCGGATATAAAAATCCTTGTGTCGGCATACTTACTACCCAGTCTCTTGTACGTTCCTGGATATCTGCCAGTTCTGGTTTATAAGATAATCCTGCTGCCGATAAACTTACCGGGCAGATACATCCGATCATGTACTCATAAACCTCTTCACTTTCATCCAGATCCGCTCCGTCCGTGGCAATTCCCGGAATGTCGTAGATTCCACTGGCAATTAGAATCAAAGAATATCCTTTATTCGATATACCAATAGACTCTGCAATCTCTTCCAGGAAGATCTGGCGTACATCATTGTCTTCTAATCCTGTTTTTACAATCGTGACCAGATGCTGCTTTCTTGTTTTTTCTTTAAAATCCAGCTGAAACATATTTCTTCCAGGCTTTCCGGATAAAACCTTTCTGAAGATATCCAAGTATTTGAATTTTTCCGTCTCTTCGAGGTTTAAAAAGTTTTTGACAAATTCCAGCCTGCAGTTCCGGTCATTATCTACGATATATCCGGTTATCCTTGTGATATTGTACCTGTCTATTGTTAGAGTTCTTTTGATCTCCAGTAACTCTTTCTTCATGTCGCTCCTTTCTGGCTGCCGCACCGGGCAGCCATGCACTCTGCGAAATTGTGATATATTAACTTCCTGTGGTGCCTATAAATAATTCTTTCCGGCGTTTTTCATCCATTCTTCCCTGGTGTGGGTTCTTTCGTACACTTCCTGGGCGTTCGCCATCAGGATCCGCGCGTTCTTGGCATTGTTATGGACTGCTGCCGGTCCGTTCCGGTGATGTTCCAGGCAGAGATTGACTTTTAACCCTTCTGCCTCTGCAAATGCATGGGTATTACCAAACAAAACATGATGCTCTTCCAGATATGGTTTGTATGTAAAATCTCCATCCAGTAACATGCACAGGTAGCACCGGCGGTCGCCTTTTGGCTGCATAATGCTTTTTTTGTGCTTCTTACGCTTCTTCCGTTTTGTCGGTTTCGGAAACATCATATTCACCGATCAACACCTCCCCGCTTTGGTCTACTTCTTCATTCAGGTATAAATACCAGTCCCGTGAACTGTGTACTTTTTGGGTTGTCTCTGCAAGGTACAGAGCCGCATGATACAAGGGAAGTGTCTGCAGATATTCCCGGCGGGTTAATTTGATTTTTGGAAATGTGGCCAGATATTCTTCTACTGTTATATTTTTCGGGCAGGCATCCGGTTTCCAGTCTTCTACACTTAACTGCTCCATCTTAGGACTCCTTTTTGTACAGCTCATGGTTGCCGTAAACCAAATCCGCCTCTTCTCTTTCATAACTCCAGCCATAACGCATTAAGATTTTGAAGCATTCCTGGTATCTCTTTCCGGTGTCCTCTTTGTATTCTCCGGAATACTCTACTAAATCCCCGATATAATCATCCATCATACCGTTCATTGCAATCAGTAGTAAAACCTGTGTATCCAGTGTTTGTATTTTTTCTTCTGCTTCTTCCTTTTCTTTCTCATCCGCATCATACAGGCTTTTCCCGGTAAAAAATTTTAGAACCATTCCATTTCCTAACCAACAGGACTTCTCCATCATGTTCCGAATCATCTTTTCAATGATTTTCTGGCGTTCCTCGTCTTTTAACAGTTCGATTTTTCCGTCTGTTATTGTCCGGATGAATTCTTTTTTTCTTTCATTCATTTTTTTCTGTAAAGCTTTCAACTGCTTTATCTTTTTTCTCTGCCTGTCCCATTCCGTTTCAACCTTTTCTGATTTCGGAATTTTTTCCACTACATCAATCCCATTCCAACCATCCAGATAATACAGTTCTTTCCCGCGGATATTGATTCTCTTTGGTGGCTCTTTCTCCAGATTGAATGTTCGTACCTCTTTTAGTTCTGCCGTATACTTCTTTTTCTCTATCTCTTTTGGTGCTTTTTTGATTCCTGCTGCCTTCAAGAGCTCGACAATAATCTTTTTATTCTTCTCCCTCTCCCTATTTTTAATCTCTGCTTCTACTTTCCACTGGATCTGCCTGGAGTCCGCTGCATTTTTTAAGATTTGGTTTCTGGTTTCAACATCCTCGATTCTCGACAGTTTGGCAAGGTCTTTTAGATTTAGCTGATATGCCCCGTTCTCATCCGTCTTTTCCTTCACCAGATCCCGGTCAAGCTTCGCAATCTCCAGCCTCCGGCGCACGGTTGTCCTGGAGAATCCTGTCTTCTCTGCAATCTGTTCTTCTGTATCTCCAAGATCTAACATCATCTGGAAGCCTTCCGCCTGTTCCAATGGTGTCAGGTCGATGCGCTGCATATTCTCTTCCAGCATGGTTCCGACCTGATCTTTATAGCTCATGTCCTCTACGATCCGGCATGGATACATAGTTACGCCTGCCATTTTTCCGGCAGCGAACCGGCGATGCCCGATGATCAGCGTGTATCCTTCATCGTGGTGCGCCCGGTTTTCATCCCAGTATCCCGGAATGACCGTAAGGTTCTGCATAATTCCTTTCTTCTTGATTGACTCACTCAGCTCCGTCAGATCACCCAGGTCTTTTCGTGGGTTATCCGGATGCTGGTGAATCAGCTTGGCGTTGATATTCGTGATTCCACTGGTTGTCATTTCAAATTCCTCTCTTTCTCGGTGTTTTCAAGGTTTTCTCCTGTTTTTATCTCATTTTGGACTGTAGACTATCGGAATACCGTGTAGACTCGGAAAATTCAAGGGTTACACGGTGTTTTTGTGTCTGCTCATACAGCTCCTGCCAGAGTTCTTTGTTCTTGATCTCTTTTCCATGTGGTCTGCGCCACTCTTCCCGTTTCCATTTGTCCATGTTTCCTTCGTTTATGGTAGTGACCAGGAACTGATCCGGCGTGTAGACAGTCACTTCACACGGTCGGAGCATTCTCAGACCGACAAGGATAGCGATCATGCTCATTCTGTGGTAGGTCGTGTTCTGTTCGGTCTCGATCTGTGCTTTCACTGCCGGTCCTTTCTTAGTCTCGCACTCCACCAGAGCGATACACTTTCCGTTTTTTGCTGTTGGTCCCCGGAAGTTTACCTCTGTGTATAGTTCTATCTTCATCTTCTCTCCTTATCCGGATCATTTCGTAGTGTCTGTACGGGAATCCGGTTGCTTTGTTGATCCCTTCGTAAAAGGAATCCTTGACTATGTAATATCCCTTTGGTGGTTTCGGTTCTTTCGGCCACCGGTATAAAATCTTTGTTTTGGGTTCTGGAAGCGGCATGTTCCGAGACGTAGAAAAATTGGCTTCTGCAATCTCATGATCCAGTACGCCCTCATCCACGTATTTTTTCTGGGTTTTCTCGTTTTTGGTAACATATTGCGCCAGCTTCCGGAACTCGCCTTTCTCATAGAGTAACTGCTTATTACGAACCTTTCCGTGTTTCCAGGCTGCAGCTATGATCAGATCTGTATCCTGGATTCGATTCAGAACCACATGGATGTGCCAGTTACCGGACGGGGTACATTCAATGTTGCGGATCCAGCGGAGCTCCTGTCCTCTTTTCTTGTATTCCTTCTTGCAGAACAGGTAAAACTCTTTAAAATCCTGCTTTGCCTGCTTCATGTCCGGCGGACGTTCTTCTTTCGGATATGTCAAGGTAAAAAAGTAATCATTGACCTTGAAATACATCCGGAGTCTGTGACGTGCTTTCCTTTCCCTGGTCCATTGATTTACCTGCTCCACTTCCTCCGGTGTGGCTTTCTTCTTTTTGGCTCTCTTCTCTCCCGGTGCTCCATACCTTCCATCCAGATATTCCTGTCTCTCTATTACGTTTCCCAAATCGTATGTCACTCGTTTGATTCTCATAGCGTGTCCTCATAACTTTAATAGTCTTATCAAGTTATTAAAAAGGGCGGTTGCCCTGTAAATACTTGACTTTCCCGCCGCTAAAAGGTACACTATAAGTGCTTAGTTTATTCGTGTACCTTTATGGTTGCGGCGCTTGCGATATTTCTTTTCGCAAGCGTTTTTTATTCTTCTTTTAAGTACGAAAAATTCATTTTCAGGAATACCATCAGAGCTTCCGCATCATCCGGTGCTTCAATATCTTCTCCGGCTGCAATTGCAAATACAATATCTCCTAAGATTGGCCATCCGTGCCTGTCTGCATCATAAAAATAGCTTCCCAGACGATTTACTTCTTTCTGTTTCATTATTCCGTCTTCATCCACCAGCATGATCATTGGCATTTTAAACGTCTCATACAAGGTTTTTGTGCTTACAGTTTCAAAATGCCCGCCTACTGCTTTCTGCAGATCACGGAAATCATCAAAATCTACATTTATTACCGAAATGATATTATCCGGTGTTACTTTTACTGTTTTCACTGCTTGTCCTCCAATACTACTGTTTTTCTGCCTGCTTCTTTCAGGCTGTCTACATATTGCTCTAAATACGGGATCGCGTTCTGTTTGAAATACTCAGAATCACGGTTGACTTTTTCTGTCGATTTCAGAATCTCTATCCATTCATCCAGCTTCTCCACTCTGATCCGCCTTTTACGCTGCTTCTCTTCTGGCACGCTCCCTCGCCTCCCTTATTTTTCTTTTCCGGTACCGGTATTCCAACATTCGGAAGTATTCATGTGCATATGCTCCGACAGCAAATACTGCGAGTCCAAGAGCTTCATACAAATAAAACAGTTCTTGCTGTTCTACCGAACATCCACCAACCATACACATAAACCCAAAAACAATAGTCACTTTACTTAATGTCTTTGCAATCTTATAAAACATTTCTCATCCCTCCTTTACTTGTCCAACTGGTACCGCTTACGCGGTTTTCTCAATGGTATATGTAATTTTCACTTTTTCCTGTTCTTCCAATAAAGAAATCATCACCTGTATAATTTTTTCGATATCAGGTTTCATGCTTACCACCTACTTTCTATTGAAGTTTATGCGGTGCTGGTTGTACTTGTTGATTCGTCCTACCATTTCCTTTCAAACAGAAGAGACAAATGCAACAGCTACTGCAACAAAAAAACTGGCTACCCCTTCAATAAAAATCAAAAGGAATAAGTCTTCTGCTGTTTCATCCCAATTTTTATCAGGTTTTTTCTTTATCACATACGTTCCGAACCCCAATACCCACGGGATTAAAATATAGATGCATTTCCCCATGCTTCTTTCCTCACTTTGTTTTTTCTTTCACCTCAAAATCGATATTTAAATCAAAATAGCTCAGACTGTTAAGTGTTTTCTGCAGCTGATCGGCTTCCTTTTTCGCTTGCTCGATCAACTCCGCAAACTCCGGTAAATTACTGACCTCAATTCTCAGACAGCCAGTTGGCTTTTCTGATACTTCACCAGACTTTTCCGGTGTGTAATATCCTTTCATTTTTCTCACCCCACTTTCATCTGTTGCAAATAGTTCAGTTTTCTCCTATACTTTAATTACAGGCACTTCCATGCCAAATATTCATTACCAAGGAGGTTTCTATGCTTACATATCAATGTAGAGTTGTTTTAAGAGAACTGAAAAAACTTACCAATAACACAGATGCTAATTTTTGTTATCTGTTTTGCACACATTCTTTTTCTCTTGATAATTCCGAAGTAACCTATGACTATGGTAAATTTGAAAGTGAAATTGACAGTATCATGGATACTTTAATCGCGGAAGGCTATGTAAAAACGGATTTCAACGAGTATAATTTCAAATTAACCCAGAAAGCGATTCACGAATGGCAATTTTTGCTTCCTTATTTCGCACATCCAATAACTTATCTTATTACTTGGATTTTAGGCATTGTCTCAGCTTTCATAGCTGAATACTTGATCCAAAATTATCTATGAGATTCCGAAAGTATCTCTTGCGGCATATTTACACCACTTTTTCAACTCTGCTTTGGTTGGTAGCGCATACTTTTTGTCCTTCATATAAAACAGCATTGCTTTTAATGCAATATTGTTTGCCAGCCATCCTATAATGCAAGCTACGCAAATTAACGAAAGTACTATAATTTTCATCTTTCCTCACCTCACTTTTCTACTCACCGCTTTCATCTGTTGCAAATAATTTGATTTTTTCCTATACTTTAAATACAGGTGCTACCAAATTTTACATTTTACGAAAGGACAAAATATTATGTTAGATAATTTCAATCTTCCAGATAAAACTATAGACAAAATATATGATGACGCTTTTCAACCTGCCGCTCATGAAACCGGCAAATTGCTAGGAAGGATTCCTCGTGCTATAAATGCTGTATTTTTTGAACTTGATAAGTGGATTCTTCAAAAAGAATACAATGTAGAACAAACCAAACAAGTTCTTGAAAATAAATTATCTTCTGTAGATCCAGAAAAAATTGTTTCACCTGAACCGTATGTAGCAATACCCGCTTTGGAATCTATTCCATATACAATCAGCAACGAAGAACTTTATAATCTCTATGCAAATCTTCTTGCCAAAGCCATGTATGCAGACACGAAGGAAAGTGTGCATCCCTCTTTTGTGGAAATTATTAAACAGCTCTCTCCTGCTGATGCTTTAGTTTTAAAGGAATTTGCCACATCAAAGAAACCTATTGCTGCTGCAATGTTTTCTATTCTCTTGCGAGTAAAGGGTTTACATATTCTTGGACAATCTCCTGAAGAACATTCTTTTCTTGAATTAGCTTTTGATATTCAACTCCCAAATCTTTCAGAACAACAAATCCGTATTTCTATTGATAATCTGAAACGTTTAGGTTTGATTTCTCTCTTAGATTTTTCTTTATCTGGAGAATCCGCATATGCCTTCGCAAAAAGCACCGAATTGTATTCAAAAGTTAAAGACGAATTTGCAAAGCTCAACCAGTCTGAAACTCTTGCCGAAACAATTACTACAAAAGAAAAAGCTTTATCTCTTACTCCAATTGGCGAACTCTTTTGCAAAATTTGTATTTTAGATTTCGAGTAAGTTTTTCATTTCATTGCGAAAATCTTTTATTTCTTCAAGCACCTGTTCATCGCAAACTAGATTTTCTTTGATGCGTTTTCTCAACTGTAGCTGTTCTTCTTCAAGAGCGGCTACTTTTTCTTTCAAAGTATCCCATTCCTTTTTTCTTACCCACATCTTTCATTCACCTCACCTTCTTCATTCGCTGCTTTCATCTGTTGCAAACAAATAATCTAATGTTTTGTCCGGAAAGGCTTTTCGCTTAATTTCTACACATTCTCTTAATGAAAGTGAACTCCTGCCACTTAATTTGAAAGACATCGTTGTCGGAGTTACATCCAGAATATCTGCCAATTTCGCTTGGGTAATTTTGCTTCTTGCCATTTCCGCCTCTAAATTTGGAAACACTTCATCACTTCCTTTCTCGATTTTTCGTGATTACGTTTTTAGTATATACGATTTTTCGAGATTGTCAATATGTTTTCTCGAATTTTTGAGATTTTCATTTTATTTCAGCTATGTTTGTATTGATTTTTCGAGATTTTAATGCTATTATCTAAGCATAATATCGAAAGGAGAATTTTCAGTATGAATGAATTAGAGTCTAATTTAAAAGCTCTTATAATAGATAAATACGGAAGCATGAAAAAATTTTCTGAAACAATAGATATGCCTTGGACTACATTGGATAGTATTTTAAAAAGAGGAATAGCAAATTCTAATATTTCAAATGTATTAAAAATTACTCGAGAGTTAAATTTAGATACTGAAAAGCTCGCAGATGGTGAAATTGTTTATGTTTCTCATTCGCCAATTACTATGGCAGCTCATCTCGATGGCAAAGATTTCACCAAAGAACAGTGGAGCCGTATAGAATCTTTTGCTAAATTTGTAAAGCAGGAAGATACAAAACAAATCCCATAAACAGAACAGCTATTATGCTGCACTTAATGCTGGGAGGGATAAAGTTTGAATAAATTAGAACACTTAGAACAAGAAGCCTTTGATAGTAATGTAAAGATTCATGATTACTATCTTGGTGAAGATAATTTAAAAGGATTTTACATCAATGGAAATATTGCTATCAATACATCTGTTGGCACTACCGCAGAAAAATCCTGTGTTCTTGCTGAAGAACTCGGACACCACTACACTTCCGTTGGCAATATTCTTGACATGACATCTTTCGCCAACCGAAAACAGGAACGTCAGGCAAGACTCTGGGCGTACAACAAACAGATCGGTCTGATCGGACTGGTGCGAGCCTTTGAGCATGGCTGTCAGAACCGGTTTGAAATCGCTGAATACCTGGAAGTGACAGAAGAATTTCTGGAAGAATGTATTGAATGTTACCGGAATAAGTACGGGATCTGTAAACGGGTTGATAATTATGTGGTGTATTTTATACCGCAGTTGTCGGTGATGAAATTGGTATAACCGCATATGCGATTATATAGAAACACTTTTTATGAGGAGGAAAATTATGAAAAAGAAACTTGTAGCATTGATTCTGATCGGAAGCATGGCACTGTCGTTTACAGCCTGTGGCAATAGCTCCGATTCATCAAAAGGAACAAAAGAATCATCCAAGAAGACAGAAGCATCTGCCGAAACTCCAAAAGAGGAAGCAAAGGAAGAAGTCAAAGAACCTGTCGTGCTGACTGGAAAATGGGAATATAAAGACGATGACGGTACTTGGATGCAGGCAGATATTACTGAGGATACCATCACAATAAACTGGATTATGGATGAGGGGAATACAACTGCTGTTTACTGGGTTGGAACCTATACTGCTCCTACAGAATATTCTGAAGAATATACTTGGACATCTACCAGAGACAAAGAAGCAACCGATTCCGCTCTTCTCGCCTCTCTGGACGATACAAAAGAGTTTTCTTATTCCGATTCAAGCAAGCAGATTACCTATCAGGTAACAGTTTCTGGAATAACAAAAACTATAACCCTTGAGCAGACAGAATAAATAAAAGAACCGCTCCTGCGCCAACAGGAACGGTCGAGCGATGAAACATACACCAATATGTTTCTCTATTAAGTACTCCGAAGAGATACCCAATTTCCAAATAATATTGTATCATCTTCGGAGCAGCCACGCAAGAGAACTAATCGTAACTATATAAACAATTACATTTTTGTTTCCAAAAGAAATGAGGTGAATATATGGGACGTAATTTAACAAAAGAAGAGCTTAAACGACATAAAGAAAAGGCTTTGGCAAAAATGGAACACTATATCGACTCTTTGATCAATAGTCCAGATTCTAAAACCAGTGGAAAAGCTGACAAATTAAGTTATTGGCTTGAAGATTGGTCTACTTTTCTCGATTTTGAATCTCGTTTTTCCCCATCCAGTTTAAGAAGATACAAACGAGGTGAAATCATAAAAGTCCATCTTGGTTATAATATTGGTAGCGAAGAAGGTGGGTTGCACTATTGCGTTGTTGTCGAAAAAAATAATTCAAAGAACTCCCCTGTAATAACTGTTGTTCCGCTTACCTCTGTTAAGAAGAAATCTGATGTAGATCATCTTCATAAAGGTTGTATCTATTTAGGTAACGAACTATACACAGGGTTAGTTTCCAAAATTACTTATATTCAAAGACCTCTGGAAAAGAAAGTCTTTGACCTCAAGAAAGAAGTTGACGCCACTTACAAAACTCATCCAGAAGACATGCATAAATTCCAAAAGGATTTAGAGGATTGTGCAAGGGATTTATTGTTATTAAAAAGAATGAGAAACGAAATCAATAAAGCAAAACTTGGTAGTATTGCTTTAGTTGGACAAATCACAACCATCAGCAAAATACGAATTTATGATCCGAAAACTAATTTCGATATTTTAAGCAATGTAAAGCTTTCCAACGAAAAGCTTGATCGCATAGATCAGGAAATTATTTCTAACTTTACAAATAGAAAAATTTAAAAATCAACATATTTTATTGACATTTTCATATAATGAGGTATATAATAAATAAGCTAAAACAAAGCCGTTAACCGGCAGTATACAAGACAATGCTCCCAGTCATCTGGCGAGCCGTATTTATTGAAAGACCTCGTAGAAATGCGAGGTCTTTTACGTTATATAAACATTTTTTCAAAATAAAACCGCTCCTGCGCCAACAGGAACGGCTCAAGACTAATGCCCCGAAGGATACACCAGTACGTTCAAAATATAGTGTATCATCTTCGGGCAGCCACCGCAAGCAGAACTCATGTTCTTCTGCTGGCTGTTATTTTTATACTCATTTTTACGTATATTGAAGAGAAAGGTGATATAATATGCCAAGTAAAATTGAACGCTGCGCCATTTACATCCGTGTGTCTACTGCAGAACAGATGATGCACGGTAAATCCCTGGAAGCACAAAAACAGTACCTGACCAATTACGCCAAAGAACATAATATGACCGTTGCTGGAGTTTATGCTGACGAGGGTAAAACTGCCCGTAAAGAATTAAAAAAGAGAAAAGCTATCCATTCCCTGCTTGAGGACGTAAAAGCCGGAAAAATTGATGTGATCATCTTCTGGCGGATTGATAGATGGTTTCGTAACCTGTCTGATTTTTACAAGGTACAGGAAGTCTTGGACGATAATAACGTCCATTGGATCAGCACCAGTGAACCCGGAATCAATATGGAAACCAGAGACGGTCGACTGCAGCTGAATGTAGTTCTATCTATCGGTCAGAATGAGGTCGATACCACTAGCGAACGTATCAAATTCGTAAACGAAGCATCTATCCGGCAGGGAAAACTGATCTTCGGTGATGTGAATATGGGATATGGTTATAAATCCGGAATCATTGACGGCGTAAAACGCATGGTAAAAGATCCTGATCGAGAAGACACTGTAAATGCCTTTTATCGTTTTTTCTTTAAGCACCATGCAAAAGGGCTTTCCATGCGCTATATTCAGGAAAATTATGATCCGGATTTTACATGGGCGAATATGCGCACGCTGCTGTCGAGTGAATTTTACAAAGGAACCTATCGCGGGATTCCATACTGTCCTGCTTACCTGACAGAATCAGAATGGAATAATCTGCAGGAAATACAGAACGCAAATGTTAAGCGTGCTCCTTCTGGCCGGATTTATCTTTTCAGTGGCATGATAAATTGTCCGATCTGTGGACGCAGGCTTAGTGCAAGAGGCGGTTCGTCCATTATCAACAGGAAAACCGGTGCAAAAAAAGTATACTGCTATTACCGATGCAACAAAACTTTTATTGATCACAAATGTACATACAAGCACATGGTAAGTCAAAATCTCATAGAACGATACCTGATTGATCATCTGGAATACGAATACAATAAATTCAAAATAAAATGTGAAAAAATTGAAAAGGAACAAGAAAAAAAGAAGAAAGTTCAGACTCCGGAAAAGCTCCAGAAAGAATTGGAACGATTAAATCTTCTCTTCCAGAAAGGAAGAATCGAATGGGATTATTACAGCAAAGAATATGATCGGATTGAAAACGAACTGAATGAATTGTTAAATGCGGTTCCGGAATTAGAACCTGATTATGCTTATCTGGAAGAGCTGCTGAATACAGACTTTAGAACAATGTACTACAATTTAACCCAAGAAAACCGCAGAGCTTTCTGGCACTCCATTATCCGGGAGATTCACCTGAATACTGATCATACCGTTGACTCTGTTGATTTCTTATAGCGTCTTGTACTAACTGGTTGACTCCGTTTGGGGCGGATAAAGTTATGACCGCCGTCCTCTCCGGTGAGGCAGATATTGGCTTTATGGGAAGTGAATCTTCGATTTATACTTACCAGGAGGGTGCAAATGATGTCATCAAAAACTTCGCGCAGCTTACGCAGCGCGCCGGAAACTTTCTGGTCGCACGTGAAGAAATGCCGGATTTTTCATGGGATGATCTGAAAGGAAAAGACGTTCTTGGCGGAAGAAAAGGTGGCGTACATATATCAATGTAAATTATGAGACGATTGTGATTTTGTGTAATTGGGTGGATGGATTGAATAGTGCGAAGAAGTCACAGAAAATAGAATAGCTTTAAATATAAGTGGAAATATTTTTGCTAATATCTCCACTTATATTTTGCGAAATTTTGTTATTTCTTTCCAGTTACTCGGAAATCCCATATATTCAAAAAGATCATTCAACTTCAAATTTGAATTCTGCTTTTCATATCGGTCAAAAATATGCAATAATTGCTTTTTAAACAGTAAAAAATCGGTCTTTGGAAGTAGATAACGAAAAGTAATGACTACACTAAACAAGTCATTTTTTCCATATACATATTTTGAACCGTTTTTAGAAATGCCTAATTTTTTATGTAACAACGTATCTGGAATGTCAATATATGTGTGATAGGAAAACAACCTTTCGTTATGAGCACATACATTTCGATACAGAGTTAATACCTTTAAATATTTTATCATCTCATTTTTCTTGACATTTCCAAAATCCTGGCAAATTGTTCCTTGCATATTTTGAGGTAAAAATTCAAACATTTTAGATATTTGACCAAACGTAAGGGTATTCATAATCACCCATAACGGAATATTATGATATTTGTTACGCTGGTAAACAAGATATTCGTGATCCTTGTTTTTGTTTGCCATCATATCTAGCATTTTGATTAATTTGGTAATTCCATTTTTATTTTTGGGAATATTGCCGTAATTATTGGAGTTGAGATATTCTTCTTGACGTTCTCCATGTTTTTTACAGAAGTGATAAGAAATGGACGAACGCGTTTTTCTTTCTACGCGACATAAATATTTAAAGAATATTCCACGTAACTCTTCATCAAATTCATAAAGAGCAACTATATCTTCAAAACATGCTTCATTAATGTATTTGCGGGTATGAATATCAATAAAAGGATGTTTATATCCGCCAATTAATGCATAGTAACTGATATTCTGCAGGGATTCTACCGCAAAATCATCATCTGTAATAATCAGATTTTTTTCATTTTTCAGTTTTTCAACCTGTGCGGTATATGTAATAAATGGTTTGCTCATATGTACCTCGCTGCAAAATGTTCCAGATAAAGAAAAAAGGAGAGGGGCCTCGGCACCCTCCCCCGATCGCAGGCTTCTCAAGTTTCTGCAATCTGATCACTAAAGATAATATAACTGATATAACTAAGAAAGTCAATCAGAAATTATCCTCGCTTTAAATTATATTCAACAAGGAGATGTTTATACGTAATAACATATTTATTGTTTACAAGTCGGTGTCTTAGTTATTATAAATTTAGGATTATTTGAGGTGGTACATTTCGTTGCAATCACGCCCCTATGGATTAAAAGAGATGCAGAAGTCGCGACGCCTACCAAATAATCTCTTTCATCTATAAATGCTTTGTTCCTGATGGATAGGGTATTATATACATAAAATATGTATTTTAGCTTATTGCGGAACTTGCTTAAATTGTTGATAACATTTTCTTATTGCTGAAGAATTTCTTTTACTATTTCAAATAAAGGTATAAAATTAGAAAAATCCATTTCATCAAAAGGAGGAGTCTTCTCCAAAACAGATGTCGCAAATTTCATTTTGGAAAGTGCTACATTGGTTTTGTTTTCATCAGCAATAGAATATACACGCGGACTTTTCTCATGGCCATCAATAATACGTATTTTTTCATTGCCACAACTATTTCTTTCATTGCAAAACATTTTTTTGTCTAAGGATAAACCATCTGTGTCAAATTCACATCCCATATACAGGCGACGTTTTATACCACCGCACTTTAATTCCATTTTAATTTGGTTATCAGAATAATAATGCTCTATACATATTTCAGGTGTAGCTTGTCTTATTTCTGGTACCGGAAGAATAAAAGAATATACATTATTTCCCCATGAACGATATTGAGCATCCTTTTGCCCAAGTGAATTTCTAATCTCTTTTACGTCTGCATCAGCAATAAAAATCATTTTTCTTGGCTGTTTTACCAAACAATATTGTTCACACATTGTTTTTAAGTGTGACGCACTCATTTCTAATTTAAAACAATTTTGTACTGTGCTATTTTTGGGTTCATATTCTAGAAAATCAAAGTTCAAATTAGGAAGCCATTCTGAGCATCTTGGATCATTAAGTAAGGAATTATATGCTGCTTTCATATGTTTCCAATCTGTAGCTCCCTCAGTAATAATTAATGGTTTATCATTCTTTTCAGCAATAGCTGCTTGTATCTCTTGTGTATATTTTTCTGTTTCTGTAAAATATTGGTACGCATTTTCAAATTCAGAAAATTGTTCTACCGAAATTTTTTGTCCTAAAGGCAGTTCAACAATATCAAAACCATCATCACCAAATATCTCTTTCATGCCAAGTAAAAATAATGGAGCATGCGATGTGATAACAAATTGAATATTTGGAAATAAAGCAAGTAACCTTGGTAAAATTTCCCTTTGTAGCTTTGTATGTAAATGTAGTTCTATTTCATCAATAACTACAATGCCTTTTATTTCATCTAATTTGTGACTTAAATCAATATCGTCAGCATCTGCATAACGAATAATTGTAGTAAACATATTAAACAATGCAAGCTGTCCAGTGGATAAAGCATTTAATGAAGGAACCAATTCTATTCCGTCTGACTTTCTTAAAATGGAAAAACGCCGTTTGCCCAATGAACGATTTCCCATTCTAAAAATAACTTCTTCATCCAAAATAGCTGACATAACTTTTTCTGCATTATGTCTTGAAATAGATAATAAATCAAGATTATTTATACTGGGTGAAACAATTTTATATCCGTCTGTACCTTTTTCCAGATCTGCTCTTGAATCAGTAATTATATCAAATAGCCATTGCAAAGTTAAGTCAGATAAATTTGTAGCTGTTATCGGATTATTAAGTTGTCTAGCATATCTGGAACGTAATGAATATGAATCTATGTTCTCGGAAGCGTAATATTTGTCCCCCATCCATGATGGCTTAACATATCTATTAGGTCCAAAAAAACATACGATATCTTTTTCAAAAATGTCAGTTATATCTTTTTCTTCAATTGTAACATCTTTATAATTTGCTTCATTTTTCCAATCCAATTTTGAGTCTATTGTATTTCCATACAACTTAATATATTCATCAAATGATATATTTCCAGATTTAAAAAGATATTCAAATCTGTTATTTGATTGTTCCATACAAATATTGGCAATCAAATAATTTTGTCCGATTTGTATTTGATCTGGTGAAATTATTTTATAAAATTGATGTCCCTTACTAGTCGCTTCCGTTGCATTATCATATGCTTTATTTGCAAGTTCATAAAACGCATCAACAATATTTGATAACAGAATGGATTTTCCACTTCCATTTTTTCCAACAACAACTAGTGGAATCGGAACACCTTTTTCATTTTTTCGAAATTGAATATTTAGATCACTTAATGGACCTATATTTTTATAATGTAAACTTTCTATATACATTTTTTCACTTCCTCATTTGATATATTGCAATTTTCCAAATATAAACTTCAGGCATTGCTTAAAATATAAAAAATCAAATATTTTCCCGCAATCATTTGCAACCAATTGCAGAACCTTTTGAATATAAGATATTACCATGTGAATTATATTCAATGAATAAAATCTTCTCGATCACAAAGATACAGTCTTTTTAATTCACAACCTATGGTATGAGACCTTTCAATGATGTCGTATTTTTTAACGTATCCATTTTTATTTCCTTTCACTTCTATTTTTCCTATTTCTTTAGATCTGGCTAATAAACCATTATAATGTATATATTAACTCATCTAACAACAGTATACTCAATTCCGTCGTTTATAGTAAGCCTTCAAACATAACTGTTCCTAGGTTAAATGGATTTAGATAGCCACTTTACTTGGAGTTTATAAGTTGTTATTACATCATAGAGTATTACTCTGGGTCATCCAATAGGGGCGAGTAGCATCCCTGTTGGCACACGATTTTCCGTCAGGAAAGTCTAGTGTGTTATACCTTTATGAAATTGTGGCTGCCGGGAAGAAATTCTATATCCTTGTGATTATCCTAAATTCCCGGCATTCTGTGCTGAAAGGTACTCCGTAAAGGAGTTGCCTGAAAGAACAGAACTGAGTCTGAATATTAGCATGACAATGCGGTTATTCAGACGATGCCACATTTGAAGAAAGGTATATCCATACTTACGTCAGCTATTCTCTGAATCTTTCTCAGATACACTATTGTCACAGATATATTTTGTCAAATTCTGCACCATTGCAAGTCCCTCATCATTCAGCTCTGTTGTCTGCCCCATATAAAAAGCTACTGCATTTGCTAAGTCAGTGCTTGTAATATCGGAAGCTGGCTTATTCGGCAATACGTCCCGAATCATCTGTACGGCTTCGGCTGTAGCAATCGCTTTTGTTGGTTCTTTTTTCTGCATACCAGATTTAATATCACGTAATATTGCCATAAACTGAATCTTGATTTTTTCAATATCTGCTTCATTTGCTCCTAATTTCTGTGAGCTTAAAAACTGCTTATCTTTTATAATCTCTTTTCTTTTTGAGGGTTCTGCAGTCATCAGATCAGTCAGTTGATCAACAGCAAAATCAATGACCTTATTTCGTGCCATGATGCCTTCAGCAATGGTATCATCAAAATAATTCCGAATCATAATACATAATTTGGGAAAGTTTTCATGCTCCAATAATCGGTTTAAAATATCTACATCTATTCTTGTGGTAATCAGTCTCGTTACCGCTTCTTCCGACAGTCCAAGTTCCGATATATCATAACTTTTTGGCGAAGTAATCTGAGTGATTCCAAGCAGATAATCTGTAGAAACATGAAAAAATCTGGCGGCATCTATTACAATACTTATATTAGGATTTTTGGTTTCACCACTTTCAATACGACTGATTTGCGAATGAGTCACATGAAGCTGATCGGCCAGTTGCTTTTGACTTAAATCGTGATCTTTCCGCAAATTACTTAACCTGTATGCGAAACTTGTTTCATCTTCTATTAAATCAGATTTCCCCATTGTTTGGTCACCTCCTAAACTACTTCCATTATATCTGTGCCTGTGCAAATTTGCAATTTTTTATCAAATCGTATTCTTAATTTTCATTGTACGTGAATAAGTCAGGGGTGCGATTTTTTCATGCTAAACTGTCAACATGATCGATCAGACAGAACCTTGAAAACTAAATGACCGTTCCGGAACTTCATAAACCGCCACGATTTTCTGATTAGAAAAGAGCGCTCACAAAGAGACGACACAGCGCCGAGAAGGGTTGCCTGTCAGGAAAGGAACTGGATAAAACGGCACAGCTTTAAATTCAAACTTATACGAGGAGGAAAATAGAATGAGATTATTTGAAACAATAAAAGAAACTGTAACAGTCGGACAGGCTGCCGAATATTATGGCATGAAAATTGGAAGAAACAACATGATCTGTTGTCCATTTCATAATGATCATCATCCAAGTATGAAACTGAATACCACTTATTACTACTGTTTTGGCTGTGGTGCTACCGGAGATGTGATCCAGTTTGTTGCAAATCTGTTTGGACTGAGTAACTATGAAGCTGCTAAGAAAATTGCTGTAGATTTTGGTATTACACCAGACAAGCCACCAGTAATAGCAACCCTGAAAAAGCCAGAGTACATGGAAAACAAAAACAGACAGAAAGATTTACGGGAATGCCAGAAAATGGTATGTGAATATCTTCACCGTCTGGAAAAATGGAAAGTACTATATATACCGGGAAGTCCGGATTTACCTATGGACGAACGATTTGAAGAAGCATGTGAAAATCTGAGTTATATCGAATATCTGGCAGACTATCTGACCTTTGCAGATGAAGAGGAAGGTTTTGAAGTTGTAAAATCCATGAAAGAAACAGGCTATCTGGAAGATTTGAAATATCTTTCAGGGCCTCGTGATGAGGAGGATACATATGAAGAAGCAGCTTAGTAACTATCCAGTTTGGTTTGACGGAACCAATATCAATGAAGCTGCCTTTTGTGAGGAATTTCTCCATACGCATAAAATACTCTTTGCCAACAATGCATTTTTTACTCCGGAGGGGCGGATTACTGATGATCTGCCCCTTCGTGGGGAAATATTCGAAAGTCTGAAACATTATGCCATTAACAATGTTCCACGCAAAGTAACCAATATTCTGGAAGTTATGAAACTAGCAGCTTATGTAGAGGATTTTCCACCAGAAGCCAATAAAATCCATCTTGCAAATGGAACGATATATATAGATGGCACATTTATCCCTGAAAAACCAGATATTGTACGAATGCGTCTTCCAGTCAATTATAATCCAGATGCACCAGAAGCTTCTACATGGCTGTCATTTTTAGATCAACTACTCTACCCGGAAGATATTCCAACTTTACAGGAATTCATAGGGTATTGCCTGATTCCAAGCAACAAGGGACAACGGATGATGATTATAAAAGGAAATGGCGGAGAGGGTAAATCACAGATTGGTGCTGTTCTGAACAGCTTGTTAGGATCAAATATGAAAGACGGAAGTATCGGTAAAATTTCTGAAAACCGCTTTGCCAGAGCTGACCTTGAGCATATTTTATTGTGTGTAGATGATGATATGCGAATGGAAGCCCTGAAACAGACCAGTTATGTGAAATCCATTGTTACTGCTCAGGGGAAAATGGACTTAGAGCGTAAAGGAAAGCAAAGTTATCAGGGGTGGCTTTTTTCCAGACTGCTTGCATTCAGCAATGGAGATTTACAGGCATTGTATGACCGTAGTGATGGATTTTACCGAAGGCAATTAGTACTGACAGCAAAGGAGAAACCTGCTGATCGTGTAGATGATCCTTATCTGGCAGAAAAAATGAAGAAGGAAGCCGAAAGTATTTTTCTCTGGGCGTTTAAAGGACTACAACGGTTAGTCCGTCAGAATTTTAAATTTACAGAAAGTCCCCGTATTAAGGCGAATCGTGAAAATGTGAAACGGGACAATAACAATGTACTGGAGTTTTTAGAATCAGAAGGATATATTCGCTTTCAGGCAGAGGCAAGTGCAAGTTCCAAAGAACTGTATGAGAGCTATCGGCTCTGGTGTGAAGAAAATTCCATGACTGCATTAAAAAATCGTAGTTTCTCAGATGCTATGATTGCTGTTCAAGCAAAATATAATCTGGAACATTGCAATACAATAAAAAATTCTGCTGGGAGACGAGTATGGGGATTTACGGGAGTAAAGGTTATTACAAAGCCGTCCTATACAGATGGTTTTATGGACGCTTCCCAGTGTACGTACGTACCGAAAGAATGGACAAATTAATCTGGTACGTATGTACGTAGTAATTCAATGTAAGTTACACATTATATATTTTTCAGGTTGGCTGTCAAAATAATATGACAGTTAGCCTGTTTTTTGGAAAGGAGGAAGTACAAATGCAAAAAGCACAATACGGTATTTTAAGATTTGCAAAATACAAAGAACCTGAAATCAGCAATATTGAAGCTCACAATGAACAGAAAAAAGAAAAATATGCCAGTAATCCGGATATAGACAACAGTCGAAGAAATTTGAATTATCATTTGATTGAACCAGTCGGGAAGTACCGGGCAGAGTCGAATCGACTGATTGAAGAATACGGATGCCGGACACGCAAAGACAGTGTACGTGTTGTTGAAGTTCTAATTACCGCTACACCAGAATTTTTCAAAGGTAAGAAAAAGAGTGAAATCAGAGCATATTTCCAAACAGCTTTGGAATTTATAAAGAAATATCAGGATTCAGAGACAATCCTTTCGGCTGTGGTGCATATGGACGAGAAAACTCCACATATGCATCTTTCTTTTGTCCCGATAACGCAGGACGGAAGACTTTGTGCAAAAGAAATTCTTGGAAATAAGAAAAAGCTGACCTGGTGGCAGGACGAGTTCTGGAAACACATGGTAGAAAAATATCCAGATCTGGAACGTGGAGAAGCCGCCAGCATGACCGGACGTGAACATATTCCACCACGACTTTTTAAAGAAGCAGCGCATCTTACCCGGCAGGCTAAGCAAATCACTGATCTGTTGGAAAGTACAAATATTTTTAATGCTGGTAAAAATACAGATAAAGCTGTGGAACTATTGCAGAAATTTTTTCCTGCAATAGAGAACTTTCAGACGCAGGTTCGGAAATATGATAAGACGATTAGTTCCTTAAAGTCAGATAATGTATCATTAAAAAGGCAGACACAGGATTTAAGCAGACAGGTAAAAGAAGCAACGTCCAGCAGTATACGAAAGAAAATGGATGATGCCAGACTCAGAGCCAATTATGAAAATCTCCAGAAGCTGATGGGACGTATTCCACCAGAAATACTGGACCTGGCAAAACGAGGACAATTAAACCATTCAGATCGTGAACGGTAAAATTATTTTAAAGTGGACAGACACGAAAACTGTCCACTTTTTATATGATAGTTATAGAAAAATTAACAGAAAGGATGTGATAGCCTTGCGTAAGCCAACGTATTATCTCTGGCGTAACGATTTTTCTTCACAGGAAGAATTTGAAGCTGAACGCAAGAAATATGCGAATATCGGCTTTCGAGTTGTCACATTTCTGGATGGGAATTCAAACACCAATATTCATGATGGAATCAAAGCACTGATTAAAAATCACTGGGATAATTAATGAGTGCTTCTATTGTAAAGATAAATTAGTTATCTTTTTTCTTTTTACATATAGGACACCAGCATCTATTGACTAGATGATCCGCTCGAATCTTCCATTTGTATCCACAGGCAACACAGATTGCATCTACATTGTCTTTTGAACCAGTATAATTAATAGCAACGATTGTGTGATTACTTTTTTGAAGTATTTTTTCATAATAATTTTCAGCACGAAGCTTAATTCGATCTTCTTTAGATATTGTAGTTTTCTTTTTATCAACAATTTTAGGCTTGCATTTAGGGCAATCTGGAATCTTTTTCATTAACGTTGCGTATCTAATATTCCATTCATGTTCACAAATCTTGCATTGCAATTTGATAGGTGAATTGGTATTTATGAAAGATACTAAAGACAAATTCGAAGGTGATAAGTATTTTTGTATTTCTGCTATTTTCTTAGCCCTTTTTTCGGCACGTTTTCCTTCTGCCCAATTTGAAGAACCAGGTGTTCCAATATGGGTATCAACAAAAGAAATATGGAAAATTATTTTTTTGAGCAAATTAGTGTTCCAATCCTTTATCCACTCCATTTTTAAATGATAGATATCCCTTCCCTTAGCTTCATAGAAAAACTGTTCTTTATAGGCCAGTGAATCCGAACAATTTGTTTTTATTTCTAATATTGTCTTTTTTGTAGATAAATCACATAATGCAAGAATATTATTTTCATAATCTACAACAAGCTCTTGAGACAATATATGCTCATTATTAAATATCTCATATTTGATATATTCGACCAACGGACGAATACGTTCTTTTAAGTTTTTTGAAGTGGAATTTATACGCTTTTCCAGTTCTTTATCTTCTTTATGAAGTGCCGTAACTGTTCCATCCAGATTAAAAGTCATTGGAACCATTGATATTCCATTAGGAATTTTCCCAATGAAATCCAATTTCATCTTATTTTTCAATAAGAATGTTCTGGAATCTTGCATATCAACATTCAACATTGAATTTATTAAATGTTCAATTGTCATGCCTGTAAAATTAGTTGGAAATTTTTCTATTCCCTTAGCATCGATCTCAAATGATTTAACTAAGGTACTTTGGCATTCAATATACGGTCTTTCGCAGAGTACACGACTTAGATTTGGGTGCGAGGACAATAAACTGGCTGGAACAATGTAATCCGCATTAAGCCTAAACACATTATCTTCGCTACCTCCTTCTGTTACAAGATAAAAGTAACCATCCATTTTTTTGAATAATTTCCATTCGAGTTTACAGTCATTTGAACCACTGTGAACAGTTTCAACACCATCAATCTCAAATAATGCACACAAATTATCCTTGGTTATATTACCCTGTGAATATCTTGAAGAAATTATGTTTCTTTTAAAATTGTAGAAATTTAATTTATCAAATCCCAAAATATGATGTCTTTTTAAGTATTCAGAAAGAAATAATGCATCAAAATTTTTTCCCGCATAAATAAGAATAGTTCTCTTTTCTAATTCAAAATCCTGTATTATACAATCAAATTCAGATTGAGTAAGTGCAGTTGCATTTGCTAAATCTTTTTCAGTAATTCCATTTATGTGGGTTGTAACGATTTTGCGATTTAATTCTAAGGGTAAAAATTTGCAATATTCTTTACCATCGTCTGGCTTATAAAATGAAATTGAAAGTAAATCGTCTTTTTTAGATTTTAATCCGTTTGTTTCAACATCAAATACTACATATTTTGTCGGATTTGTGTCCATTTTTTCCATAATCTATATAACCTTTCATGCTTTAAATAGAATTTTATCCACAATTTTAAGTTGCTGATTTTTTGTACAAATCTTTACTTTATTGAAATTTCTTAACAAAATTATATCAAATCTTATATCATTCCGCAATTAAGCAACAGAACTAGAAAAAACTGATATTTTCTATATACATTTTCTTGCTTCAAATATATAATATAATTACATTGTGCATGATAATTATATTTACATTATAGAAAGGAAAATCTATGAATGCAGGATATGTCCGTCTCTCCAGAGACGATGATAAAAGGAATTACGTTTCCATAGAAAATCAAAAACTGATTATCAACCAGTATGCAGCTGATCATGGTGTGGTTATTGACCGCTGGTATGAAGATGATGGCATTTCCGGTTATATCTTTGACAGGCCGGGATTTCAGCAGATGATGGCTGATCTGGATAAAGATATTAATACTGTATATGTCAAAGACTTTTCACGCCTTGGCAGACATAATGCAAAGGTGCTACTTCTTCTGGACGAATTTCAGGAACGTGGAAAGCATCTGGTTGTGATTGACGATAATTATGATTCTATGGATTCCAGTGACGATACCATTGGTATCAAAACATGGTTTAATGAGCGATATGTAAAAGATACCAGTAAGAAAATCAAACGTGCCATAGGAGCCAGACAGAAAGAGGGAACACTGATTACCAGACCACCGTTTGGCTATCGCCGTAACGAAAAGAATAAAACCCTTCTGGAAATTGTACCAAAAGAAGCTGAATACATTAAGCAAATTTATGACTTATATCTTTCCGGTTCTGGCTACCGCAAGATTGCCACATATCTGACCGAGCAGGGAGCATCTACTCCCTCTATGATACAGCGTGAACGTGAAATAGAAGAAGATAGACTGTCCAAAAGACAGGTAGCGTCTAAATGGTCAGATGCTATGATAAAAGAAATTCTGGATAATGATTTTTACATTGGTACTTTTCGCTTGAAAAAACGTGCAAGAAATACGGTTCATGGAAAAGATAAACGTGTACCAAAAGAAGAACAATGTATTTTCGAGAATCACCACCCGGCAATTATTGATAAAGCTACCTTTGCTCTGGTACAGGAATTAAAGGAAAAACGTAACCGCACCAATTATCGGGGAAGTCGGGGGCAGTGGCTTGGCTCAGAGATTCCGAATCCTTTTGGCAGTTGTCTGTTCTGTAAGGATTGCGGAAGCCGTCTTACGCCAATTAAACGCCAAACTTCCAGCAGAGAACGGAAATATTACATCTGTACCACTTATAACACCAAAGGCAGACGTTATTGCTCCAAGGCACATTTAATTGAAGAAGATGATCTGATGGAAGATGTTCTGACTTATATCAAGATGTGTCGAAATGCTCTCTGTGAAGTTATTTCTACCTATGATTTAAAGGATTTTGAAGCAGAGAAAAAAACAATAGCGGAAAAACGGCAGGAACTGCACACAGCTATCAATGAGCGAAAAAGTCAACTGAAAGTTCTGCTTACCCAAAAAGTAAAAGATCTGGCTGTCGCTGCTGGAAATGAAGACTTAATCAATGAAACGTATGATTCTATGCAGAAAGACTTATTTGCTCAGATTCATGGTCTGGAAATGCAGATAAAAGAACTGAATGAAACTGCCATAGAAACGCCTGATGTAAAGGATAAACTAAAAAATGCTCTTGAGGTGGTAGATAAAATCATTGCAGGAGGCAACCTTGACCGGAGAGATATTGAACTTCTGATTGAAAAAATCGTAGTGGACGAAGACGGGATGCCAGAAATTACATTAAAATATGGATTATCCAATCTGATCAGTTACAGTCCTGCAGATGAAATGAACCGCAGAGAAAATACCATTATTGCGGTTGTAATGAAACTAATTGCAGAGGATGAACGAGGATATACTTCTGCGAAATATCTGTCGGAGCATATTACTGATTTGGGATTCAAGAAAACAAAGCAGAGTATACTTCCATATATTGAGCTGATGAAAGGACTTGGGATTCTTGAACCCACAGATAATCCATTGAAGCCATACAATATTGTAAAATCAAAAGAAACTATAGAACAACTTGCCAAAGACTATCTTCCAGATTTGACAGCAGAAATCACTGCGAAACAGATATCAGACGATTATTTACATGGTATTAGTGACAACAGGTGGCATGCCGGAA